GTGCGCGACTTGAGCTTCATCACATCGTCTCCGACCATAACGTCCGGTCCCGCGCGGCCCTCAATCACCAGAGCAACGTGGTTACCCATGATCTCCCGCATTACACCGTCGTATTGCAAACCTTCGGGAGTGCGCCCGGCAGTCATGTCCGCAACATAGCGATACCCGCAGGAAAGCTCGCGTTTGCGGTCGGCGTCGATCGCGTCCTGTGCCTCCTGCTGCCAGACGACCAGGCTGTTTTTCAGGTACGGATCTTCGAATGTCGCGTCCGTCCCGGTCGAGCCGATGATGAGTTCTTCCGGCAGGCCTTCCTCAGGCAGCACGGGGACATGCTGGGAAAGGAGCGGCACGTTGTTGAACGTCTCCGCAGCACGGGCGAGCTCCTCCGGATCGCGGTAGAGCATGTAGACTCGCGCGGGATCGAGGCCGAGGTCTTCGGCGCCCGGGATTTCGCTCCCGTAGTAGGGGCACACGTTCGCCTTCGAGATGTTGCTGATCTCGACGTGCAGATAGCCGTTGGCGTCTCTGCGGCGGACCGAGGCCCGGTCCATGGCGAGGAGGAGGGTTTCGCCCATCAGCGATACTTCTGCGCGGCATAGGCCCGCAGCAGCGCCATGGCCGACGAGTTGCCGGAGAGGTCCGCCTTGAACACGATCCGCTCGGCGATGACGCCGTTCCACTTGAGTCCGTGGCTGGTCTGGTAGGAGCCAAGCAGAGCAGTATTGGTGCCCGGAGCGTTGCTCCCGAGGGCGAACGAGCCCGAACTGGAAATGCCGTTCACTTCAAAAGTGGCAGTGACGTTGCCTGAGCCCGGATAGTTGAACGTGCCGATCAGCGTGGCCAGAGTGTTTTGAGCGGCGGTGTTGACGTTAACGCTGCCGACGAAGGCTTGCCAAATATTTGCGCTATTGCCTTGGTTGAACGTGTAGGACGAGCTGCCGCTGTTGACATAGCCAGGAACGGCAGTGGCGGCGCCGAAGCCCTTGAGGACGTAGAATTCGGTCCACAGGTAGGTGCCGTCATAGACATTGCCTGCGGTGGTCATGAACCGATCAGCCGATCCGTCAAATGACAGCGCATCGCGGTTCGTCCCGCCGATCGAGCCGAAGTAGTTCGCGGAGATCGCCGGTCGGTTGGCAAGGGTGGCCTGCACCAGGTGGAACCCGTTGCCCGAGCGGTCGGTCAGCTGCGAGCAGGTGGCGTACAGGTTCAGTGTGCCCGATGCGACGGTCTGCGAATTGTTGACCGTGTACGTGCCGGTCCCGCCCGTTCCGGTGCCCAGTGCTGTGATGTACGTTCCGGCCGATGCGCCGCCGACGCTCTGGCCGACCGCAATAGTGCCCGCAGCCACCGCTGAGACGGTCAGGGTCGTGCCGGAGATCGACCCCGTCACCACGGCACCGCCCGCACCCACGTCGGTGCGATAGGCCGAATTGGTCGCATCCCACCATGCGCGCGGCGAGAGCGCGACGATCTGGGTTTCGAGATCTTCCAGCAGGGTCAGGGTCGGCAGGGTGACGTCCGAAACCGAACTGTCGAGGGTAAGCACTTTCATGGCTGGCGGTCCTTAGTTCAGCGCTTGCTGGAAGATGGCGCAGGGGTTGTAGAGGTGCGTCGCGCCGTCCCAGCGGGACAGGGCCGGGTCGCTGTCGCGCAGACACCCGCGCGCGCCGCCCGTCGGCCCGGAGGTGCTGGCCGTGCCGTTGTTGTAGGCATAGTCGAGCACGGCATGGGTGCCGATCGTGCCCGACAGGGTGATCCGCACCGTGTCCGTCGTGCCGCCCTTCAGCGCCACGCTGCTGATCGTCCGGCCCGAATCGTCGACATAGTTGAAGCCGTAGTTGCCGGGGTCGGTGCACAGCGCGGTATCGAGCACGAGGGGGGCGACGGGCACCCAGAACTGCACGTCCACGTAGTTGCTGCCGAGGGTGAAGCTCCGCGGGCTGACCCCGCGCCAGTCGCGCCCCTCGCAGATGACCTTGCGGTATGCCTTGGCGAAATACTCGCCGAGCAAGCGTTCCGACGCGCCCGTGATGTGCAGGTTGTCCGACTGGTACGTCAGGAAATATTCGGGGCAGACGAACACGACCTTGCTGTTCGCGACAGATGCCGCGAGCGCCGCCAGGGCCGACTTGTGCGCGTTCATCGTGGTCGGGTAGTAGTAGCGGATCGACGACGTCTGGCAGACGAACATGATGACGCTCTCGCCCTGTCCGGTCAGCGCCTTGATGTCGGTTTCGTAGTTGGCCTGCCACGTCTGGAGGTCGGTGGCGTAGGTCGAGGATCCGGCGTCCTGCTCCCCGTGGATCACCCCGAACCCGCGCACGAGAAAGGACGGGTTGATCGCGAGGATATTGGAGATCTCGGTCAGCGTGTTGTTGTACGGCGTCGTCCCTTGCTTCAGGCCGGAATAGGCCGTCGAGGACACCGGGTTGCCGAACAGCACCAGGCGGTTTTCCGGCCGGAACGCGAGTTCACTGTCGAGCACCGCCGTCGCGAAGCTGGTCGCGATCGTTTCCTTGGTCACCTCGCGCAGGGAGATCAGGGGTGCCGTGGCCGGCGACCCACCATCGTGAACCGGGCCGCCAGTCAGGCAGTAGGCGTTCTGCGGGTAGACCGCGTTGGAGATCGCGTTGGTGCCATAGCCAGCCGCCAGGGACTGCCCAGTGATGAAGAACCCCTCATAGGGGCGGTCCACCTGGAAAGCGCGCTGGTTCGAACCATCGGCATCCATAATGTAGGGCTGCGTGATCGAACGGTAGCGGTCGGACAGGAATGCGATGCGGTTGCCGACCCGCTGCGGTTTGGAGTTCGTGCCCTCACTGGTGAGCGTCACCGTGCCGGCGCCGTAGCGGACGATGATCTGGCCGCCGCTCTCGTCGATGTAAGGGACGGCCGTGCTGGCGCCGAGCACGGCGCGTTGCACCTTGGCATCGTACTTCCCGACCTCGAACGCCCCGTCGTAACCCACGCCGAACAGGAAGCGGTTCGATGCATCCCGAATGGCATAGATCAGGGCATTCGGGGGCGTGGAGCCGATGGCCGAACCCCTGAACTCCTGCACCATGTCGCTCTTGCGGACCGCGGAGTTGGCGGCGATCTGTGAGGTGACCCACGTTGCGGCGGGGCTGGTCGTGTCAAGCTTGAACGACAGGCCGCCATCGGAAAAACCCGCGAGGATGACTCGCTTGTTCGGATCCGTGATGGCGAAAGTCAGGCCGCGAGCGTCGCTGCCGAGTTCGGCGAGGCCCGACTTCGTGATCCAAGAGGAGCCGGTCGAGCCGATCGGGCGCTTGATCTGGCTGCCGTCCGGCCCGACTACCGGTGTCAGCACGCCGGCGCTGTTGATCCAGAGCGCCTGATATGCGCTGTCGGCCGTGACACCCCAGAACGCACGCGGCGCCGGGATGGTGCCGACTGTCGCAGTCGGAGCCGTCGCGCCCGTCAACCCAGTGCCAGTGGGCCACGCGATGGTAGGCGCACTGCTGCTCACCGAGATGCCGGGGTTCGCGATTCGATACCCCGCGACCTTGCCATCGCCGCCGATCGTGCCGAAAACCTGAGCGCCACTCGGCCCGCCGGTCAGGACCATCGCGTATTCCCCCGGAGTGCCCCCGGAGCCAGTCCCTACGCCGCCGGTGACAGTCAGAACCTCGTTGGGGAGGGCCGCAGGGGTCGATGGCAGCACGCCGAGCACGCCGGCAGCCGCGGCCGCAATGGTTGCCTGCGTTGTAGCGAGGCCAACCTGCGTTGTGGCCGTGGTCGCACTGGCGGCAGAATTCAGTTCGTTCGTCGCAGCCAGCGCCTGCTTGTCAGAAACATCGCTCTGCCTGGTCACAACGTCAGCCTGCGCAGCCAGCACCGCAGCCTCGATTGCAACCATGTCCGAGGTGAGCTGAACCGCGTCGAGATCCTCGGCCAGCGCCACGAAGGCCACCTGAGCCCCTGCCTGCACATTGATCGCCGCGTTGCCGTTCGAGGAGTACAGCACCGTGCGCGAGAGCTGCTGCCCCGAGGACAGGTATGTGCCGCGCCCGACCTCGTACTGCGAACCCTGCTGGATGGCGTAGCTGTAGACCTTGGCGTTGGTGAGCGCCTCAATCCCACGATATCCCGGCACGGCCGCACCGAGGCTGATTGCGCCCGTCCCGTTGTTGTTGACCGAAATTTTGACAAGGTCGACGAGATTGGACGCCATGGGAAATGCTCCTCCGTAATCTCAGGATACGGGGAGCGGGCGCAGGTTCAGTCGAAGCCGGGGACGATCGGGACAGCCACGCACCGGCAATTGATCGCGGTGCCGGGCCATACCGGGCCCAAACCATCGCCAAAATCATGCCCCGTTGCGATGGGATACGTCTTGCCCGAGAAGCGGACATGCGCCTCTCGCGGGTGCTTGCCGCCGGCCGAGTGCATCCACCTGGCGTGGGTAATGCCGAGTTCGGCGTGGCGGGCGCGGGTCAGGACGGCCGTCGCCTTGTTGTTCTGATCGCGGCTGATCAGTGCGGCGCGGCGGCGCGTAATCCCGTGCTGCTTGACCAGGGCATCGGTGAGGGCGCTGAGATCCCGCCCCTGAGATACCGACTGCATCACGAGCGTCTCAACCCGGCCGAGATGCTGCGCTGCAATTGAGCGAATGAGCCCGACGTTCTCCGCCCTCACCGCCGCAAAGGCATCACGCATGGCAGGCGTCATGCGGAACTTCACGCTGAAGCCGCCCTTGCGGAGCATATCGGCCAGTGCGCGGTCGGAGCGCGAGCGAACCGCCGTGGCAAAATATTCGGCCAAACTCTCGGACAAGTCATCGAAACGGGACAGCCAGCGTCGGCCAAGCTTGTTCAGCGCGGCCTGGAGCGCGGCGACGGGCGTGTCGTCGCTCGCGAGCAGCACGGTCTCAGGCTCGTTTTTGCGCCACTCGGCCGCGATCCAATGCACGATCGAGCGGTGCATCTCGTCAACCAGAGCGACCAGCCGCGCCTCGTACTTTGCGTGGATCGGCGCAGAGGGGCGGACAGGCTTCAGCATTGCAATTCCGCCGCCGTTCGGCTATGTAGACAGCGAACTTGGAGCCCGTTCAGGACGTACAGGCCAAGGAAAACGAGGTTTTCGCCTCGTGGAGCACGCGCCGCTCCGAGTTCATTCCCTCTCATGCCCGGCGCTTCCGAATGGTCTTGAATGCGACCAGCTGCGCGTTCGGCCGAATGTGCTCGACGTACTCGTAGACGTGACCGTCGACCTCGGCGTGATAGACCAGGCGCTGCCCCTTGCCGCCGCCGGGATCACCCTTGAGCTCGACGCGGTGCGCGCCTTCGACAATCGCGCCCAGCTTGGTGAAGTCCTGCTTGCCGATCGCGACTTGCTGCCGCTCAGCCTCCTTGCCGACGTCGGAATGCCTGTTGAACGCGTGGCGGATGTCGCTGCTCTCAAGCACGCGTGAATGCCCGGCGATGCTGTAGCCAGTCTGCGCCCTGACCAGGTCGACGTTCGTCGAGCTTGCCTTACCGAGGGTTAGCGGTGGATGGTTGCCCTTGCCACCGATGACCTTGGAGACGTGCTGCATGATCTCGGTCGGCGAAGCACCGCCAGCGAACTGTCCGTTCTCATCGCGTGGGTGGTCGCCCTCATTCCAGTTCGCGTCCGACCCGAAAGGGAGGCCTTGCTCACCCTCCGCAGCATCTTCCGGCACATCCGGCGCGGGCCCCGTGAGGTCGACGCCATGATAGAGGCTGGTCTCATCGTTGCGCAGCCGTTCGCGCACCTCGTCAGCATCGACCACGCCGCCGTCGATGTAGGCAAGATCGGCCTCGGCATCGGACTTGCGGATGTCGGCCTTGTCCTTGTCGCTCATCTCCCACAGAGCTTCGAATTCGAACGCGATATCATCGTCAACCTTCCCCCAGAGCGAGAGTTGCACGATGTCGAGCAGGGGTTCGAGCAGCGGCCGAAGGTTGGTGTCCAGCCACGACATGATCCGGTCGTAGAAGATGCGGATCTCACCCTCGGACGAGGCGTTGAGGCCGCTCGGAGTCTGGCCAAGCAGGATCGAGATGGGGATTCCGGAGATCGCGCTGATCTGCTCGAGCGACTGGGCGACCAGCTTGTCGAGGCCCGCGATCGGCGCTGAGACGTTGTCGAAGTCCTCGGCGTCCTTGTCGATCACGAAGGTGCCGCGATTGTCGCGGGTCTTGTTGAACAGGTCGACGCGGTTCCACAAAGCATCCCCTACACCGCCACTCATCACCGATTCCATGTCGGTTTTCAGCACCATGACCGAGAACGCATGGAGCAGGTCGCTGGCCGACTGACGCGAGCGCAGCCAGTTGTCGACATAGGCCTTGCACTGCTGGGCCCGTGATACGCCGCCGAAGGCATAGGCCGGCTTCAGCATGTTCGGCATCGGGTTCGAGACAAGCGTCAGTAGCCGGGTGCGGTGCACGGTGCGGCCTGAGACGTACCAACCAGAGGGTTTGTAGAAGTCCGGTGCGAGCGGGTTCTGCGCGCTGTAGACGCCTGGATAGCTCCACATCGGCTCGACCAGCGCCAGGCCCTTGAGCGGGCGGTTCTTGCCGATCTTGCGCGGGTCGATCGCCAGCGGGACAGCCAGTTCGTCGGGCTGATCCCAGTCACCGAAGTCGAGGAAGACCTGCATGCGCCCGAAGAAACCCTCGAGCGTGATGGCCTGGTGAAAGATGTCGCGGACCTTCAGGCGGTCGAATTCTGCCTCCAGTTCAGAGACCTTGGCGTCGTCGCCGGTCAGCTTGATCCACTTCTTGGTGCAGTATTCCGCCCAGATCGTCACGACGTTGCGGTACTCGGCACGCTGCGACAGTTCGGCGAGGTAAGGGTAGCCGAGAAAGCCGAGGCCTTCGTGGTGCAACTGCTCCATCGCATAGGCGGCGAGCTGCGAGGCATCGGAAGTGACGCTGTCCATCGCCATGCCGGTTGGGAGTGTCCCGGGGAAAGGTGTGACGGCCCGGAAAGTCAGTTCGGGCGTGAACGTCGGCGCACCATGGCGCTCGGCTTCCCACAGGGCGGCCTGGCTGATGCGCGGCTCGCCGCGGGGCTGCTCAACTGGGGTGAGCGCCGTGGTTCGCTGAAAAAGCGCTCGCCACGCGGCGCGGAGACGTTCGAACATGGGCCCTCGTTCCGATCTTGTAAGGTCCATGTTAAGCCGCTCGTCGCCGTGCTATGCCTTGGCGCGATGGTGCTGAGCCTTGCCGACCTGATCGACGCCGCGATTGCCGCCGAGACCGAGCGCGAACTGCGTGAGATTTTGGCGTCGGTGGGCATGACGCCGGAGGACCTCGACCTGATCAAGCCCATCAAGCCGCCTGCAGAGCGGCCGAACTGATCTGCATCGCCCGCCGGCCGGGCGCGAAGGCCATCACGAATGCGTCGGCAAGGTTGGGGGAGGGGCGTGGGCCACCTTCACGGTTCGCCCTGGCGAGGTCCTTCTTGGACTCGACCTTGACCTTTCCCGCGGCGTCGAAGTCGCGCTTCGGAGTGGCGAGTTCATCGATCAGCAGCGGCAAGTGGGCGAGGTCGGCGTCGATCGCGATGATCTCGCCCGGATCGAACGGCGCGCCCTCGCGGACGGCATTGAACGTCGCGCGCAGCTGATCTGCCACACCCCACCATGCCTGCGCCTTGATGTTGGCGAACATGTCCTTGTTGGTCTTGCGGGGGTGCGAGCGGGCATAGATTGCATCGGGCTTGTAGACCGGGCCACCGGCGTTGAAGCCGGCGTGTGCGATGCGGATCGAGCGCCGACCATTGATCTGAGCCGTGCGCACCTCAGCCTCGTTGAGCTCGTTGAACTTGGCGCCGGCCGATGCACCGACGCCGATGCTGTCGTAGATCACCTCCGCGTCGCGTTCGCCCGCTGCCTGCCAGACGCGTGTGGACGACTTCAGCAGCTCATTCTCGCCCGCCTTCCACAGGTCGGCCCAGCTGACCAGTTGCCCGTGCGCATAGATCGAGGCGCACTTGTCCTGCCCGCTGTCGGCGATGTCGAAGCCGATCCGCTTGCGCCCGGATGGTTCAATACCAAGCGTGGTATGGGCATCGATCGCCGCCATGATCCACGAACGCTTGATCACCGCCATGTCGTCATCGTCGCGTGGCACGCCGAGGTAGATGTGTTCGAATTCGTCCTGGTCTTCAGCCTGAGCGGCGGCAATCACGTCTTTCATGGTCTGCGAGAGGAACGGGTTCTCGGTGTAGTTGATCATCCGGACCAGCGAGCCGGCAGGAGGCGCCGAGACGAACCTGCGCCAGGCGAAGTCGGTCGAGAGCATGGGGTTGAAGATGATCCAGAACTGAGACCCTTCCTTGCGCACCGTCGGCTCGAGCACCTTCCACTGCTCCTCGGTCAGCGCGTGGGCTTCCTCCAGCCAGCAGATGTCGATGCCTTCGAGCGACTTAATTTCGCCGATGTGGCGCCACAGACCGTAGAACACGAACTCAGAGCCCGTGCGGCGATGAATGATCTTGTTGTCGAGGATCCGGAACTGATCGCGCAACCCGAACCGCTCAATCTGGACGATGAGGAGCGAGTAGACCGATTCCTCGATCTTGTTCTGGAACTGGCGGGCGCAGAGCACCTTGATCTTGAAATTGCAGGCCAGGAACACGACGAAGCCCGCCGCATCCCACGACTTCGAACTCGCGCGGCCGCCGTAGAGGATGCGGTTGCGGATCGGCTCGCCGCGCTCGTTGTTCTTCGCCAACCAGAAGTCGCGCAGGGCCGGGTTGAGCGTGGGTCCGCCGTTGTGGCCGAGGTCAGCCATCGGTGCTGCCGTAGAAGTGGGCGAGGCTGGGCGCGACGGTCACATTGACCTGGGCGGCACCCTCCTTGAAGGCGGCGACATCGACATGCTTGCCGCACATCTCCAGCGCTCTCAGGGCGTTCTTGCGATCGCCGTCCGAGTGGGCCTCCTCGTAGACCAGAGCGGCCTGCTCAAGCACCCACGCGGCGGTTATGCGGGTCTCCTCGGACCGGTCTGCCTTGGCAGTTTCGATCGCAGCCGCCACCTGAGCGTTTCTTAGCAGGCGGACGGCGTTCACCTCAGCCGAGTTCCCCTTCGCGGCATAGCCAGCACGGCGATAGGCAGCGCTCGCATTCAGATCCACAAGATACTCCTCGACGAAGCGCTGCTGCTTGGGGGTGAGGGTGTTAGCCACGATCAGAACTCCACCTGAACCCACCCAAGCCGCGTGGCCTGGTGGACCACCTGCTCGTTGGTCAGGATGCTGTAGTTGCGCCGCCAGTGCGATCCCTTGGCGTTCGGTTTGCCGTCACCATCGCAACGATAGACGGCACCGTAGCGCCTCAGGAACTCGACAGCCTGCCCCGCCATGGTGAGATCGCGGTGGTTGATCAGGGGGCGCTCGGTGAAGCCGCGGAACCGGCTCTGACCGATGCCCTTCTTGGCGCGGTATTGCGGCTTGAGGTCGAGCTCACGGCGCCAACGGGTGACTGTGGCGAGGCTGGATCGGTAGTGCCGAGCAGCACCCTGGGATCCGAGTTTGCGCAGGACAGCAAGGAAGTCCTCGGGCACGGGGCGCACGAGAGCCGAATACCCGCACTTGCGACACCGACCCCGGGAGTAAGGGCTGATGGGCGCGTTGCAGTCGGTGCAGTGGTTGCCGCGGTAGCTGAGCGGGGAACCGTCCTCGGGCTTGGGCGTGCGATGGACACGACGGGGAGGCTTCCCGTTTGCCATGAACCATCCCCACAGCGGCAGTTCGACGATTGCCGTAGCGATCTGCTCTGCGGTGAGGTGGGAGCGCTGGATGGCTTCCGGCGGTACGAACATCGTGGTCATTCTAGCGATCCCCCTGCGATACGATCGAGTTACAGTCCCTTGAACCTCAGCCACTGGCCTGCGTGGGGCCAGAGGTCGGGATACTTGCCGGCGTTGCGGTTGGCGGTGAGTTGGGCGCGGGTCGCCCCGTTCGCGATGTCGGCGAGGAGAGCAGCATTGCCGTGGCCGATGGTGCGCGGGTTCGGGGCGTCGGTGCGGTCGAAGAGGTCAGGCATGACTACAGCCTCCCCTGACTACGTGACCACGCCTCGCGCGCGTACCCTTTACCAGCCCACCATTTTCTCTTTTTATCTCTTTTCTCTTCTAAAGGAGTAGTAAGAGTAGTCAGGGGGCTAGAATGGCGGTTTTCTGCTGCGTTGAGGGTGACTACAGGGTGACTACAACGGTGTAGGTGACTACCGTAGTCAGGCTGTGTGTCGTTCATGTTATTGGGTTGCCAGATGAACGGGGTGACTACAGCAGGCGCACGTTTCCCATGGCCTGTAGTCACTTTGTAGTCAGGCTTGTAGTCAGCTTGCGGCATCAGATTTCCTCACCCAAACCCGCACAGATCTGCGCTCGCCGTTTTCGTCGCGCTCTTTCCGCGGGGTTGATTTGAAGCCAATACGGCGCAAACAGGCCGCAACTCTTTCCTCGGCCCTGCCGTCCATGCGCTCGTTCGGGACGCCGATCAGTTGGAGGGCTGCGCCGAGCGACAGATTATTGACAGGCCGGCCCTCTGACCGTTCTTTTTCCAGTTTGGCCTCAAGCACTTCGTCCCAGATGTCGCCCTTCTCGCGCTGGGAGACCTGAACGCGGGCGAGGGCCTCCTGCTCGGCGTCGAGCCACCATTCTTCGTCGGCGAGGTATGCGCGGTAGGCTTCGGCCCAAAGTTGATCGCGGCGTGAGATGATGAGCTCGATATCCGCCTTCATCACCTCTACGGGCCAGTAGCGGCGGTTGCCGGTGCTGTCCGTCAGATACCCGCCTTCGCCGGGATTGATCGTGCCAAAGAAGATGCACTGGCGGGGATGGTCGGACGCCATCTTGGCATAAGGGAGCACGACGCGATCCGAGCGCATCGAGAGCATCCCCTTGACCGCGTTCGTATCCTTCTTCGCGATCGCGATGAACTCGGCGAGCTCCACGCACCAGGCGCCCATCATGCTCATGACCATCTTGTTGTGCTGGTCGAACAGGTTGACCGATTCCGCGGTCCAGTCCGGGCTGAAGAGCGTGGCGATCGCCGTCGACTTCTTGAGGCCTTGCGGTCCTTCAAGAACGAGGACGGTGTCGACCTTGCACCCCGGCTTGAACGCCCTCGCCACGGACGCGATCAGGGTCTTGCGGCCGACAGCGCGCACGAAGGCGGTGTCCGGCGCACCGAGGCAGGCGGTCAGCCAGTGGTCGATCCGCTTCGTGCCGTCCCATTTCAGGCTGCGCAGATAGTCGCGGACGGGGTGATAGGCATTCTCGCGGGCGTGGCGCATCACGGCCGGGAAGATGTCGTCCTTCGCCGGCTCATAGTCGTGGCCCTCGAGTATCAGGCGGATGTCAACGATGTCGTGGTCGGTGAGTGGCGATCCGTTCCACTCCGGCCGCTGCGCCAGCTCATTCCAGCGGATCGTGTTGCCGAGTTCCCTGAGGTTCCGGAGGAACATCATCAGGTTGGTCATATTCTTCTTGTAGCCCTGCTTGGAGGACTGCAGTCGTCCCTTCCAGGCGTTGAGCGGAATTGCATCGTCGGCCATCATGCCGCCCTCCTGAGCGGAGAGCGTGAGTTCGTAGCGAATGGCAGGCGCGCAGCCTTCACGATCGCCTTGTTGAGAGCGCGGGGATCGACCCCGACGCAGGTGAGATTTGCCGGCAGGTCCGACGGCGCCCAGCGGATCCGCTCGATCGAGCCGACCATCAGACACCCGGGCACGAGGTCCGTCTCGGCGGGACGGCTGCGCCAGGCCTGATCCTTCGACGCCAGCCAATCGACCGCCCACATCGCGCGGGCCTCGACCCATGCGCGGAAGAAGGCGAACGGATCAGCGAAGAGCGTGCCTTCCTCGTAGGAGGGGAAGGCGCCGGCGAGCTGCGGTTCAGGGTCGCCGAGGATTTCGACGGTGTTGGCTACCGGCGCCCACGAGAGCACCTGTTGAATGCCGAGGTGGTCGTCCTGCTCGTCGATCAGCCGCGGACAGGGCCATGCGACGAGGATGCGCGCCTTGCCGGTGTCCGGATCCTGGCCGACGCGGAAAGGATGGGTGGCATAGGGCACATAGGGGTCGGTCGGATCGAGCCGAAGGAACTTGCAGACGGTAGGGTGGCGCGGGTTGGCGTTGGCCCAACGCTTGGCCGGCGTGTCGCGCGCCTCGGCCTGCCACAGCCACGCCAGCCACTGCAGGGTCGCGGGGTCGATCTCTTCTTTCCAGTCGGTGCCGGCCAGACATGCAGTCAGCTTGGCGCGGGCGAGTTCGGCCGTGGCGGCGGAGCGCTCGGTTTCGGTTGTCACAGCAGCCCCTCCTGTTCGAGGCGGTCCTTGACGTCGGCAACCGACCAGGCGGCGAAGGCGATGCCGCCAGCGCGCTCCTGCGCCGCGCAGAACTTGACCTGGGCCGGCTTCAGGCGGTCCCGCCCGGTCTTGGCATCGATCCAGACCGCGCGGCCCTTGACCGTCGCTGCGATGTCGAGCGCGCCCTTCGTGCCAAACATCGCCGGGCGTCCGTCGCGCGTGTAGAGCAGGCCGGGTGTGTCGATCGGCGTGGACATGGCGCCAATCTCGCTCAGATAGAGCCGGATCGCGTTCACGAGGTCGGTGTGGGGGGCGCTCATGCCGCGTGCCTCCCCTGCCGGGACGCCCAGACCTTGCGCGCCCAGAACTCCGGCGCCTTGTAGCCACGCTGCCGGCCGAGCTGGATCAGGGCCTCAAGCGAGTTCGCCTTACCCTGCTCCCGGAACTTGGCGCGCGGCACTGCCTTGACCTCCTCCAACGTCCCCTCGACCACCTCGATCTCGCGCGCCTTGACTGGCGGCTCGTGACCGCAGTTCGGGCAGGCGGGGCGGGGCTGGTAGACGAAGAAGCATTCCGAGCACTGGCGCACCGGCACATCGGTCTTCTCGGCCCGCTTGCGCTTCTCCCGGTCGTCCAGACTCCAATCGCGTTCGTCGTCAGGCAGACCATGCAGGAGGCTGTTGCCGGCATGATCGAGAATCGTAGCCTCAGCCTTGCCCTCGCTCGGCCGCAAAGCCCGCCCGACCTGCTGCAGGTGGAGGCTCAACGATTTCGTCGGGCGCAGCAGGATCGCCGCCTCGATAGCCGGAACGTCGAAGCCCTCGCCGAACAGGTCCGCGTTCGACAGGACCAGCGTCTCGCCGCGGCGGAATCGCTCGACGGCCGCATCGCGCTGCTCGGACGGCATGGAGCCATCGACATGCTCGGCAGGGATGCCCGCTGCGCAGAACTGCGCGGCGATGGCCTTGGAGTTCTCGACGCCGGCCGCGAAGGCGACGGCACGCTTGCCGGCGCAGAGCCGGCGGTAGTGCCCGATCGCATCGCCGACGATCTGCGGCTTGTTCATGGCGGCGGCGAGGGCGCCGCGCTGGTAGTCGCCGGCCGTCGTGCCGACGCCGGACAGGTCGGGCGTGGCGGGGGCAAAAAGCCGGTAGCGGGCCAGCGATCCTTCGCCGATCAGTTCCCCGGTGGTCGGGCCGAGGATCATTCGTGTGTACCAGCGCCCGAGACCCTGCCCATCGAGGCGCCAGGGCGTTGCGGTCAGCCCGAGAACGCGCGCGGCCGGGAAGCGATGGAAGATTTCATCCCACTGCGCCGCGCCGATGTGGTGTGTCTCGTCGAACACGATCAGGTTGGGGGAGGGGAGATGCTCGAGGCGGCGCACGATGGTCTGGATCGAGGCCACCTGCACCAGCGCGCGCGGGTCGGAGACGTGGCCGGCCTGCACCGTACCGTGCGGAATGCCGAGCGCGTGGAAGGTCTGGCTGGCTTGGCCGGCGAGTTCGCGGCGATGGGTCAGCCACCACGTCACGTTGCCCTTGGCCGCCGCACCATGGACGACGGTGGACGCGGTCATGGTCTTGCCGGCACCGGTCGGCATAACGAGGAGCACGGCGCGGTTGTGGGCGCGGTAGGCGTCGCGGCACTCGGCGATTGCGCGCGCCTGATATGGCCGGAGCGTGATCATGCCGCCTCGGCCTCCTCAAAGAACCGCCCCGCAACCACATGCATCTCGTCCGTGGCCGCATCCTCGAACCTGTCGAGGCCATGACTGACGCTGGAATGGTCGACGCGGAGGATGTTGCCGATCTGGGGCATGGAATTGCCGCGCCGCCGCAGGACGTACATCGCCGTGCGCCGCGCCTCGACAATGTGGCGCTTGCGGCTCGTTCCCGTGATGTCGGAGACATCTACATCGAACGCCGCGGCGATCTCGCGCAGGACTTCGGCGTGCGTCGCAGCCTTGATGCTGATGGGTCGAATCTCGCCCATCTTCCGGCGCATCCGCTCGATGTCGGCGGCCTCCTGATCAAGAACGATCCGCCGCGCCTCTTCCTGGCCGTAGTGGTTGCGAATGAGGGTGAGGTATTGCTTGCGCAGGTACGGTGGGCACCAGGCCAACCGCTTCGCCGAGATCGTGCGACCGGCACGCTTGCGAGCCTCGGACCCGGCCGGCTGAGCGGCTGTGCCCAGTTCCCAGACGCGGTTCTCGCGGAAGTAGCGTGTGCGTTGTTCCATGGTTTCCGGCTTGCGCGCATGTTCGGCCGCCCGCTTCCGAAGGGATTCGAGATAGACCGGATCTGCGGCGATCTTGCGCCGGACGCCTTCGCGTTGCTTCTCCCTCACGTTGGGGCGCTGCATGATTGCCGCGGCGAGGTGGCGCCGGCAGTAGCCGTGCTTGTTGTTCCGGCCGAGCTCATCGCCGCAGGTCGCGCAGTGCTTCGGCTCACGGATCTTGCGTTGCAGCGATGCGGCGTGCTGGCGGCACATGCCGGTGCGGTTCCGTGTGCCGATCGGTTTGAAACAGGTGGCGCAGAAACTCACCGCCCGCCCTCCGCCCTCTCGCGCACCGCATGGCTGGCCTTCGCGTAGCGGACCCGGTGGCCCTTCTCGTTCGTCAGGAAGCACGCCCGACGCAGCGCCCGCAAGCGATAGGTTGCGCGGCCGGCCTCGTCGGACATGGCGTTGCGCGCTGCCCGAGCCGTCCTGAGCTGGGTGCCGAGCAGGCTTGCGGCACCGATCACGCCCACAAAGAGCCCGGAGCAGAAGGCCGCAGATGCAGCGGCTATGATGACGATCTGATCCATGGTTTCCCCCTCCAGGGTTGTTCAGGCGATGCCGTGCTGTGTTGATTTGGAGCGAAGGAAGGCGACGACCGCCTCGACCTCGCGAAGTTCGGCTTGCATCCCGGCCAGCGCGTTGTGGTCCACACCGCCGCCGGCCTTGGCAGAAGCCGCGAGCTTGGCGGCAAGGGCGGTCACGCTGGGCAAGGCATTGATTGCCTCGCGCGTGGTCGGCTGCATCATCAGTTCGCGGTAAGCGCGGACGTATTGCTCGCCGTAGGTCCGGCTGATTCCGGCAAACAGCGAAGCGGGGACCTTTTTGGTCTCCATGCGCTCAAGGCGATCGATGGTTTTCGCATCTTTCGCGTCGATGAGCGCGGCGAGGTGGATGTCCTCTACAGCGGGGAAATCCGCCTTCACCGCGCGGATCGCCTCGCGCGCGGCCTTGGCTATTTCTGTCCAAGTTGGCGCAGGAAAGAGATATTTTTGTCCGTCAGGCACGAGTACCTCCATGATCATGAAAGGAGGCGAACACCGGTCCGGAGCGGGCCGACGAACAGGGGAAATCGGGGCCAGCAGATGGAGGCAAAACCATTGCTGGCCCCTGCCTGGCGCGCAGGGGCTGGAGCGCGCCGCGGCAATCGTTGGCGGCAACGCGCGGTGCCCTGCCGGTGAAGTTGTGGCGTGTGTGGGCGCGGAAGGCCGTGCGCAGGATCGGGTTCATTCAGTGCCTCACGAATTCCACGGTGCGGTCCATCGTCCAGCAGAGTCCGCAGGTGCCGCAGCAGTCGGTCTTGCCAGTCTGGACGGGGCAGACGACATGCCGGCTCTCAGCGAACGAGCTGATGACGCGCGAGCCGAAGCCACCGATTTCACTTCCGCTGAACCGGATGCGACAGCGATCGGGGAAGTCGGCGTTCATCTCGGCGACGGCCTCGCCAATCTCGCATTGGCGGGCGGTGAAGCCGAAGACGTGCAGGCCCGGCAGTTCGGCCAGCGCTTCACGCCAGAGATCGACGTAGGCGGCGCTGTAGAAGTCACCGAGGATATGCAGGCGGACCGCAAATCCCTCGGGATGGCGCAGCGAGAGATCGACCAGTTCGCCAATCAGCCGCGCCTCAAGATCAATCCCTGCGCGGTGGCGGCGCGACCAGTTCATATTGTTGCCGTAGCAAGTTGCCCATTCGCCGCAGGAACGAGGGCAGGTGGCGCGCTCTTCCAGCGTGAGCGTGTAGAGCGTCAGGCCGGCCCAGCGACCCTTGGTGATTTTCCCTCCGATCTTGCGCTGATTGAAGCCGGAGACGAGCAGGCGGGGAGATTCGAGCGGGTCGACCACACGGGACGGGAAGAGCGTGCGCGCCTCCGCGTGCGCCGCGTGCGCCGGCGCCAGGATCACACGCGCGCCGGTGCCCTTAGTGGGCTTGTTTGCGATGCGGTGAAGCGGGCCGCCGTATGCGACCTTACGGACGGCCCTCACTTCCCCATGGCCTTCCAGACGAGGTCGCGCATAACGAACGGCGCGGCGATCAAGCCACAGATCGTCATCATGCCAGCCGCAGCGGCGGTCCACACGGCCAGCTCAGCCTTTGTTGCGCCCCCCTCCATCGGTCAGGCGGCCTGCTGGGGGGTGGGGAGCGTAACCCCTTGAGCGTCTGCAATCAGCTTGAGGTGGGCCAACCGGGACGAAGGTATTCCGATCTTCCGCCAGCTATGCACGGTCGAGGGTGGGGCGCTGATCAGACGTGCCACGGCGGATGTTCCACCCAGCTTATCGATCACGATGTCTGCGAATGTGCTCATGTCGAGCAATATGCGATAATCGCAAGTCCATCGCAAGAGGAAACTTGCGATATTCGCTTTTGCGCGCCGCTTGCGAATGTCGCAAAAGGACGCATGGACCTTGAGGTTATCAAAGCGAAGATGGAGGCGCGTGGTCTACGTCAGATCGACATCGCCGAGGCTCTCAAAATCGATCAGGACAAGGTGTCAAAGGTGTTCGCCGGAAAGCGGCGCTGGCAAGGCGATGAGGCCTTGAAGCTGGCCGAGCTGCTCTTTGGGACGCCAACTGTTACCAACCGACACCCCGACATTCCGCCATCAGGGCGTGAGCTGGATTATGTCGATGTCGCGGTGCTTCCATCTTTCGCGGGCATGGGCGGCGGCGGAAGCGGCGAGGGCGAACTGATCTCCGCCAAGCTGCCCCGCGAGCTGATCGAAAATCAGCTTCATGGCAAAGCCGGGGACTTCGAGTTGATCGATGTGCGCGGAGACAGCATGGAGCCTGACTTCCATCACGGCGATCAAATTCTCATTGATCGGCGCGACCGTGACCCTCGCCAGCCTGGACCCTTCGCTCTCTGGGATGACGATGGTTACGTGATCAAGTTGGTTGAACGCGTGCCGGGAAAGCGGGGCTGGTATAAGGTGTTCAGCGCCAACGCCCGGTACTCAGCCTATGAGGTGCAGGAAACGGAGGCGACTATTAGGGGGCGGCCGGTGTGGTTTGCGCGGCGGCTGTGAGGCTGGCGGCGGCGTTTTTAGTGGCTTCGACAGCCGGGCTGGCTTCGTGCAGCGATGAAACGCCGAGCATGAAGGCGGCGCGCGAGAATGACCGAGTTGGGTTATTGCCGGGCCGCTACCAAATGGTCCCGGCGGCGGGCGGCAAGGTCTACGTTCTGGACACTCGCGATGGATGGGTTCGTCTCTGTGGACCTCGTGATTCCGCGGACAGCGTTGGTTGCGGATCTGCGGCCAGCCAATAGCCGCTGACGCGGCGTTACCTGCTGCCCCGGATCGGGAGGCGGATGTAAGGGGAATGGAGAGAATATGACCGAAGTAAAGTTCCATTTCATAAAAGCGCCAGATTACCGGGAGGTACCCGTCCATGGGGCTTTCGGCGGGATACTGCCGACAGGTGAGGGGATGTTTATGTCGGTTTACTCAGAGCGGGCGCCCATTCCCCAATTGACGGTCAGCGAAATTGATGGGAGCGGGAACTCCAATGAATTGTTGGGCCGCCGTGAAGGTAAAGACGGCATGGTTCGCATGGTGCAGTTCGGCATGTATCTCGGTCATGATCAAGCGGTGGCAATGCGGGATTGGTTGAACACCAAAATCGAGCAGCTGGAAGAGGTAATGGGCAATGGCGACGCGGCCGCTTGATTTCACAAGACCCAGCGGCCGATATCGACCGCATATTACTACCTCGAGCGCAGCTCGCACTAGATTTTGCGATCAGCAGGTTCTAGTGACCGGGCGGAAGCGCGTCGCGTCTATCGTGGCCGATGCGACTGTGCGCGTAACGGAGAGCCCCAGCGTGGACGGACCTGAGGTCAAGGTGAACAGCCTTAGGCGGTCTCATCGGCTGTTTTCCGTAGCGACCTGCTTCACCCTAGCATCCTTCGCCTTTTCCGGGCTGTCAGTATTGAGCGGCATTCCTCTCCTGGGCGGAGCCGGAGCGCTTTTGATGACCATTAGCCTGCTTACCGGCGCCGCGTGGCTTGATCAGTATGCCAAAGAAGCAGGATAAAGTCCGCGATGCTCTTGCGGAGCAGCTAAACTCAATCGAGGGAAAACCAGCGGCAAAGGGTGGGGCCCTATGCACGCTGGCGATATTCCTGTTTACCACTCTGGCAGGAATCCCCGCTGAGTGGAAGATGTGGTTTCAGTGGCCGATCTTCACTGTGTTCCTCGCTGGTTTGGCACGGGCCAGCGTGGCACTTCTTAGGTAGACCGCCTTCGCCTAGCAATCACCAGCCGCCTCGGGAAACCGGGGCGGTTTTCGTTTGTGCGCCATCCGTAAAAAATTGCGACAATCGCAAGATAAGACTTGCGAGACTTGCGAATATCGCATAATCCTACCTCCACAAGCTCCACGGAGCGAATGGAGGAAACGATGCAGACCGCGCTGAATGACCTGATCGCTCGCTGGGGCACGGACGAAGGCAAGCCGTACAAGGGCAGCCTCATCGACATTGGCGCATACGAAGAGGGCAATCTGTCCTGCATGTGCGCGCAGGGCCAGCTTTTGCACACCGTGGCCGGATGGACGCCGGACCAGCTCAGCCGGGTCGAACAGGCCGAAGCCGACAAGGCCACCGCCAAGCTGCTCAACATCAGCGTTGCCCATGCGATCCTGCTTCGTCAGGTGAATGACACGGTAGACGGCGCGCCCGCCATCGTCCTGACCGACCCCGGTAAGGTACTTGGCTCCGAGTGGGGCAAGGTGCTCGATTTCTGGTGGCATCTGGACCAGATGACTGCGGAGCAATGGGACGCCGCT